GAAGCCCCAAGATTTTAAGTTTTGTTGTGTCTTATCTCATACCGCTAAGAACATTGAACTTTTCAGGGATTTCAAAATCTTCAAATGTGAAATCCATATCTTCATCAAGATATTCTGCATCAGCATCAAACTTGGTAAGAATTCCACCATCCATATTGCATCCCTTAAGAATAACTGTCTGCCTTCCAACAGAAGAAGTTGCATCTTCATTAGTTACCTGAATATCAAAGTAAATATCTTCACCAGTATTCTTGTATCTAAGAAGAAGTTCCCTGAAGATGGAAGTGTTGTAATGGAAGGTTGCAGAACCGCTTCCTGTCCATCCAGTAGCCTTGTTACCCTTTCCTGTCTTTCCAAGGATAGGAACTTCAGATTTATTCTTTTCAATGGAAGCTTCAAGGTTAATAGCTTGCATGAAGTTGTATCTGTTACCATCAATAGTAACAAAGCATTCAGCGAGGGAAGCACTAACCGCATCCTTTGCATTCATAACATTAGCATTAGGCATAGTTCTTTTCCCCCTTCCTTACTCTACAATAACTGTCATGTAAAGCTGTGCCATAGCATTAACAGGTGTTACATAATCAGTTACAACAACAGCACCCTTGCTATCACCAGCTGCAACAGTTACATCATCAGCTTCAAAGTTTTCAATAGCCCTGAGAACCTGAAGTTCCTGGTGATGCTTAACAATATCATTCCAAAGGCTGATTCTTCCAGCACCATCATTAGGAACTACACCAAGGTATTTGGTATTGAAAAGTGATGCAATATCATTACCGATTTGGTCAATAACTCTGATAGTCTGATTGTTCTTGAAATCATCACCTTTTTCACTTGTAGTAGTTACAAAGGTGTTAATATCTTCAAGAACCCTGATAGTATCATTAACCTTATGGAAGATAAATTTACCAGCAAGAATAGCAGCTTCAAGCTGTGCCTGGGTATAATCTGCATTAACTGCATATTCACCAGTGTAAATTGCATTAGTAAGGGATTTATTAACCGCACAACCAGCAATAGCACCAGCTACCCAATAACAAAGGTTTCCATCAGTGTTGTTTTCAACAGAAATAACACCTTCATGGTCTGCTGTAGTGTACTGATGAAGTACACACTGGAACTTAACACCAACTTCATCACGCATACGCTTTGTGAAATTGGAAAACAGCCCCTTGATTGTTCCGCTTGTAGAAACAGTACCAATGGCATTGAAGCTATAAGATTCAATAGCATCAAGGAATGCCTGATAAGTAGCATCAGAAACACTTCCATCTGTACCATCTTCACAAGGAAGCCCAGCAGTAAGTGCAAGGGATACAGAAGCTTTCCAATCTACATAATCATTGGCAACCAGTTCATTTGTAGAAGTAACTGCTTTCTGTTCATCTACAAGAACTGTTCCAAAATAAGTTGCTACATCAAATTTAGCAGCAGTTTCACTGTTTGTGATAACTGTTTTAATCTGATTTCCCCTTGTACCAGCATACTTTGCAGTACAATAGGTGTTTTCAGCTTTAACACCACTGGTGTTAAGCTTATAAAAAAGTGCTTCCTTGGCATTTGCGAAAATATCACGAATGCCCTTCAAAGCATCATCAGTGTAAGCATAACCGAAAAGCTTAAGGGAATTCTTCTGAAAATCCCCAGCTGTTACGGAAAATACTGTTCCTTCAGCACCCCATCCCATTTCAATAGGGAATGCAACAACACCCCTATCAGAAAGGGAAGCAGTAGCCTTGGCTGCACTTACAAAGTTGATGTAAGAACCAGGAAGAATCTTGTTCTGTGAAATAAAAGTTCCACCACCAAGTGCCATAATTCTTCACCTTAACCTTTCATAAAATCGTTAATCATTTCATCTACTTCTTCCAGTGTGTATTCTGCTTTATCAGAAAGCAAAGCACCCAACAGGTCAACCCTGTTCTTGTAACGCTGGAAAGTAAGTAACTTTGCCTTTGAATAAGTTACCTTCTTTTCAGGAATAGGTGTTTCCACCTTTTCAAGAATAGGTTCAGCAACTTTTTCAACAGGCTTCACGCTTGTTTTACTCATGCTTTCCACCTTTCTTTAACTGATGGGAACATTACTATCTATTTCAACTGTTGCCATAGCATCAACAGTTTCTTCCTTCAAAACAAACAGATTGAAGTTCACTTTGAAATGAAGAACCTTATCCACTATTTCATAGTTCATAGAAGTTCCCCTTAGTACATCACCATTTGTCAGTGTGATAAGTTCCAGGGCTTCAAGCAGATTATCCGCAACTACCAAACATCCAGCATTATCACCTTCAGAAGAAGGAAAATACTGAATATCAAAAGGGTATTGCCTGAAGTACCTTTTACCTATCATCTGCTGTTGTGATGGTTGCAATACTGCAATAAAAAAGCAAGGTGTTTCTAAACCTTGCACCACATCAGTATCACCATAGATTTCATAGCCTGAACCAAATACTTGGTTCAGCTTTATGGAAATTCCATCTAAAATATCCTTAACCATTAAAACATTCCCCCAAGTATTTAGCTAACTTTGCTTCAAGGATTTTAGGGGCTTGTGTATCCAATTCTTGTTCTGAAATTGTCAACATGAACTTGCCCTTTACCCATCCTTTGTGGTTGCGGGTTCTATGCCCATACTCAACATAGGAAGCATAATTTACAGGGTTCACAATTTCAATCTGTATCATGTTTCCTGATTTTGTAATGGGCAAGGAAGCAACATAAGCTGCTGCATCAGATTTACCACCTGATGCAGCTTCAGCTTCTGTTCTTGCTGTCCAACCCCTTCTTAAAGTACCGCCCTTTTTGCCTGTTGAAGCTGGATAATCACCAACAGGGGTTCTTTTAATTACCTTTGCCAATAACCTTGCAGCAAGTTCCTTGGCACAAGCATTACAGAAAGCTTCAAAATCATTTCCTTCAAGCTTCTGTATTCTTTCCTGAAGTTCTTTGATTTGTTTGAAATCACATTTACCCCAGGTTGCCATTAAGCCCATCCTTCAAACAGTTCAAGGTTTATTTCCTGGTGATTTGTGAAAATACCAGGTTCACCGCTTGATTTGTAAGTAAAGGTATTTGAACCCCTTGTGATAACAACCTTAGAACCATCAGGAATTGAAAGCCCATCATCAATGAACAGCTTCACACCTTGTGCAATACTTGGTGCATGGTCTGTTTCACTTGTAGATGTTAGTGTTTCAAAAGATAGTTTACAAGGTTGATTCTGAAACAGAAGTGTTTCAGCAAATTCTGTTCTTTTGGTTGTACTGTTTACTGTTTTCCCATAGGTATAGATGTTACAAGTATCTTTCCATAACATCTGAAGTGCTTTACTGGTATCTACCATGCCATGCACCTATATGTTACAAAATCCTTTTCACCATAACCTATAAGGTAAGCAATTAAAGCATCCAACCTTGCTTCAGGTGTAAGGCTTCCTTCACCTATTGCATAGGTTACAGAAGTATCACCTTCAGAAATCTGCTTTACAGCTGCATCTAAATCAAACCCTGTTAAACTATCTGAATCAACCGCTTTCTTTTCATACAAGAAGTTTCCACAAGCCATATCTACTGCAATATGATATAGCCCATCAGGAATAGAACTGATATTGCAGCTATTCTTAATGTGTGCTTCAGTTTTAGGAATCACAAAGTTCAGAACATACAAATCTGTAGAACCTTCTGTTTCATCAACAGTGTACCCAAGGCTTGCAAGTCTTTGTTTCACATTATTAATCATAGCCATAGCAATTCACCGCCTAAGTTAGCCCCTGGAAATGATTTTGGCAATAGCAACAGCCTTGTGGTTGATGTAGCTTCTATCAGAAGCCTGTGTTTCACCAGTGTGAACAAGTACCCAGTTAGCACCATTCTTAAGTTCTGCATCAGTAGGGCTTGTAGTAGACTGAACAGCCTTTTCATAGCTGATACCAAAAGGTGCAAAGCACTTACGCTGTCTGATGTAAAGTGTATCCTGTCCACCATTGGTTGCAGCATCTCTTGCCATCTCATAAGGAACTTTAACACCAACATCTTCATAGCTGAAAGAACCTTCACCAAGAACATAGGAAGTGTAATCAGTTGCTTCAACAGGTGCAGTAGTTTCAGAAAGGTCAATAACCATAGTTGCACCAACACCAACTTCAGCAGTGCAGATTGCACCAGGTGCAGTAGTTTTCTGTGTTGCACCAATGTGTTTTGCAGTAGTGTTATCCCAAGTGAACTTGGCAATATCACCAGTAGTGATAGCTGCAAGTTTAGTGTAGATTGCAGTTGCTTCATTGGTTACATTGTTTGTGGAAGGAAGTTCAATTTCATCAGCAGAAGGTGTTCCACCATTTGCAATCCAAGTGAAAGTCTTTCCACAAATTTCAATCGTATCACCAGCAACAGCAGCAGTTTTAACTTCAATATCCCAAACACCCTGAGTAGCAACAGCTTCTTCAGTAGGCATTGCATCATCAATGATAACAAGCTTGCCATTCCAAGTGCCAAGGTCAAGGGAACGCTGAACACCATTTGCATCAGTGTACTTAAGGTGTTCAATAAGGTTAAGGTTTTCAAGTCCAGTAGCAACATCACTGTGCATGAAAACAAGGGCAAACTTCTTCTTGTTTGCACCACAAGCCTTATTCATAGCAGTGTTAAGTGTAGTAGCACCAACAGTTTTGGTTACTTCACCAGTAATATCAAGGGTATGCTTCTGAACAAATTCAACAGATTTTGTATCCCCACTCATCTTGAAAATACCTTCAAGAATAGCAAGAATAGTATCCTGGTCAAGCTTATCCTTGTATTCTGCTACCTGGTCAGCAATGTTCTGCATGAAATCAACACCAGCAGTTACATCATAGCTGAAATCTCTTTCAACAAAACCCTTTGCTCTACCTACAACTACAACACCCTGTTCAAAGGTCTTAGTTGCAGAAGCAGTAATGTTTGTAGAACCATCATAATTAACTGCATCACCTTCAAGAAGTCCACGCATTGCAATTCTTGCATAAGCTGCACCATTCTGAGAACTGAACACATCCTTAATATCAGGGTTTCCAGCAAGTGCTTTGGATTTCTTAATTTCATTCATGTTAAGGTTAGGAACTCTACCTACCATGTACTTGAACGCTTCAGCGTTAAAGCTTTTAGAATCAAATTTTGCATTAGGCATAATTTAATACCATCCTTTCAAATAATTGTAATTTTATTTGTGAATTATGTGTTTTGAAGCTTCACATTAAAGTGTTGCTTCAGGGTTTTCTGCAAGGTAAGCACAAAGTTCATCATAGGTCATTTTACTGGTGTCAGGCTTTCCATCAGGAACACCATCTTTCTTTTCACCAGGCTTAAC